TCGCCACTGGTTGGCGGGATCGGCTTGTATGGATTGACCGCTGATGCAGAGCAACGCGCAGAGGTGTACGCAGCGGCGACCAAGAAAGACCAAGCAGCAATCCTGTTTCGAGATGCAGTCAGCATGGTCAACATGTCACCGCACCTCTCGGCCCGCCTGGTGCAGTCGGGTCGGGATGAGAAGGTGTGGAACCTGTTTTACCCGAACACCAACAGTTTCTTCCGCCCGATCAGCGCGGACGAAGGCCAGTCCGGCCCCCGGCCTCATGTTGCGCTGATCGATGAGCTGCACGAGCACAAGACCGCCACCGTAGTGAACCTGATGCGGGCGGGTACGAAGTTCCGGCGTCGCGCCCTCATCGTGATGATCACCAACAGTGGCTCAGACAAGAAGTCTGTGTGCGGCCAGTACCACGACCTGGGAATACGGATATGCGAAGGCAAGGAGCACAACGATGCTTTCTTTGCGTTTGTCTGCTCACTGGACCCGGGTGATGACCCGTTCAAGGATGAGTCGTGCTGGGCGAAAGTGAACCCGTCGCTCGACTTCATTCTAGAGGGCCAGACTGATGGGATCCCGGGCCGTAAGTACTTGCGCGAGCAGGTGCAGGAAGCGAAGGGGTTGCCGGCCAAGGAGGCCGTAGTCAGGCGCCTGAACTTCTGCGAATGGACCCAGGCCACCTCGCCCTGGCTGTCGTGGGATATCTGGAGCCAGGCTGCCGAGCGTGTGCCCATGCGCGTGCTGCGCAATCGTCCCTGCGTTGGTGGGTTGGACCTTGCGAGCACCACCGACCTCACGGCTTTTGTGCTCATGTTCAGCCCCACACCAAACGATCCGCACTGGCGATCATTGTCTTACTTCTGGATCCCCGACGACGATCTGGCGGGCCGTGAGAAACGCGACCGCGTCCCTTACCTGCAGTGGCTCAAGGAAGGCCATCTGGAAACCACACCGGGGCGGGCCATCAGCAAACTGCATGTCCTGCGGCGCCTGCAAACCATCTGCGATTACTTCGATGTCCGGCGGATCGCTTACGACCGCTGGCGGATCGAGGACTTGCTGCAGCTGCAGCTGGACAACGACATAACGCTACCCGAGCTGGCGCCGTTTGGCCAAGGCTTCAAGGATATGGGGCCGGCGGTTGATGAGTTCGAACGCCGGTTGCTGGGTCGCAAGGCCACGGAGACGGACGTGATTGAACTCAGTCCGGATGACTACGAGGTCGTCAGCGAGGTCGAGGTACAAACCGAGCTGGTCGAGACCCTGCTGCACGATGACAACCCGGTGATGACCTGGTGCGCCGGCAATGCGGTGATCGTTTTCGACCCGGCCAACAACCGCAAGGTGGACAAGTCCAAGGCCACTGGCCGCATCGACGGTGTGGTGGCTGCTGTTATGGCGGTCGGCATCAGCGGTGACATTTCCGAATCGACGGGTACATCCGTCTATGACAACGGGGTGGGAATATGAGGTTGGAAATTTTGTCGTGGCTGGCAGGCCTGTTGGGCTTTGCGCTGCTGGTGGCGGGGGTATGGATGATTCACCCGCCTGCCGCACTGATCGTTGCCGGAGTTGGGCTGCTGTGCTGGGCCAAACTGGCAGACCAGGCTGCTGCTGGTCAGGCAGCAAGGGGAGGCGGCTGAGATGTTCTTTTCAAGCTTGCGTGCCTCGGGCGGCGGCACACTCACCGACACGGACACCGGCTTTTGGCGCAGCCTGATGGGGCGAGGCCGTAGCTCGGCTGGTGTGGCAGTAACGCCTGAATCGGCGCTGGCCCTGCCAATCCTCCAGAACTGTCTCACACTGCTTGCCGAAACCGTGGCCCAGCTGCCGCTTGAACTGTTCGAGCGTAAGGAGAAGGGGCAGCGTGAATCGGCGATCAATCATCCGCTGTATGACGTATTGCGCTATCAGCCAAACCCTTTTCAGACGCCTTGCGAATACTTCGAGCGTCATCAAGGGGCAGCAGGGCTGCGCGGCAATGCCTACAGCTTCATCGACCGTCGAGAGGACGGCAACGTCACCGCACTGTGGTCATTGAAGAATGACCAGGTGCAAGTGCTTAAGGGCGCCGATCTGCTGCCGTACTACCGGATAGGGGGCGCCGAGCCGTTACCCATGCGGATGATCCACCATGTGCGCTGGTTCGGTACCGACCCATACGTCGGGCAATCCCCGATCGAGCTGCACGCCGAGGCGATCGGCCTGGCTCAGGCCGTTCGCCAATACACCGGCAAGAGCTTTGCGAACGGTGTCGCGGTGTCTGGGGTGATCGAACGACCGCGTGAAGCACCTGCGATCAAAGACCAGGGGATCATCGACAAGATCGTTGATCAGTGGGGGCAGAAGTTCGGCGGCATGGACAATGCCAAGAAAGTCGCCCTGCTGCAGGAAGGCATGACGTTCAAGCCCGTGTCGATGAATAACGTCGACGCGGAAATCGTCGGCATCATGAAGCTGACCGGTCTGGACATCGCTCGGATCTACAAGATCCCGCTCCCGATGGTGAACGACCTGGAGAAGTCCAACTACAACACCCTTGAGCAACTGATGATTCAGTTTGTGGTGTTCGCGTTGCTGCCGTGGGTCAAGCGTCACGAGCAGGCGATGATGCGCGACCTTCTGCTGCCCAAAGACCGGCGGCAGTACTTCATTGAGTTCAACCTGTCGGGCCTTCTGCGCGGCGACCAGAAAAGCCGCTACGAGGCTTACGCGATCGGTCGGCAATGGGGCTGGCTCAGCGTCAACGACATTCGGCGCTTGGAGAATATGCCTCCGGTACAGGGCGGCGATATCTACCTGCAGCCCCTCAACATGGTCGACGCTGGCAAGCAGCCCGACCTGAACAACCCAGCCGTGCGTGCCCAGCTGGAAATGCAGCACGCCGAGATCGGGAGGATTCTTGCCCAATGAGTAAGCACTACCTGCGGGCGTCTAGCCTGCTGTTCAATCAACCGTTACTGGTGACCCCGGATATGCTCGACCTAGGCGTGCGTTGGGCTAATCAGACAATGAACCTGAACATCATCAACTTGGGGGCCAGTTCGGCCCAGCTCTGGAAAGACGACGACCCGATCGACCGTTTGGCCTACGCGGACGAGCAGCGGCGCACCGCCATTGCCCAGAGCGGTATCGAGGTCATCCCGGTAAGCGGTGTGCTGGTCAGCCGAGGAAGTCACCTCAACGCTTGCGAGACGATGACCAGTTACGAAACCCTGCGCTCCCAGCTGCAGCGCGCCGTTGGAGATCCGATGGTCGAGCATGTCGTGTTGGATATCGACAGCCCCGGAGGCTCTGCTGTGGGCGCCTTCGAATTGGCTGAGGACATCCGAGCGATGACCAAACAGAAGCCGATCACGGGTATCTCCAATTACATGGCCTACAGCGGCGGTTACCTGATCGGCGCCGCCTGCAGCGAGTTGGTCGTCAGCCGTACAAGCGGCGTTGGCTCCATCGGGGTGATCGCCAGCCACATGGATCGCTCGAAAATGGAGGAGGGCATGGGCGTCAAGGTGACGACCGTATTTGCCGGCGCCCACAAGAACGATCTGTCCCCGCATGAACCCATCTCCGAGCAGTCGCTGGCCTTCCTCAACGAGATGGTTCAGGAAAGCTATCAGATGTTCGTGGGCGCGATCGCCGAATATCGCGGGATGTCGGTTGGCCAGGTGATTGCCACCGAAGCCGCCCTCTATCGAGGCCAAGGCGCGATTAATGCCGGCTTGGCCGACCGCATGCAGAACCCGCAACACACAGTTGATGAGCTGTCTCGAGCTGTTGCACAAAACCGAGCAACACGTCAGTCGAGCCGCATCAGCGTCCGCGCCGCTGCGCTGGCAATGCAATCAATGATCTGACCGCAACAGCGGTATCAGTTGAACCCGGACCCGCCCTGTGCGGGTTTTTTTATGCCCAGGAGGCATCATGTCCCTTGTACTTCAAATGCGTAATGAGCGCGCCGGCCTGGTCACCCAGGTGCAAGCCCTGGCCAAGGTCGAGGCTGATGGCGGAAGCTTGAGCGCCGAGCAGTTGCAGCAATTCACCAGCCTGGAATCGCAGATCAACGATTTGACCTCGAAGATCAGCCGCGCCGAGACGGCAGAGCGACTTGCAGCCGCCAGTGCTGTGCCTGTTAACGAGTCGGCGCAGGGCGCTACCAGCCCGCCTGCAGGCTCTATTTCAGGTCCGTTCGGTGAGAAAGCCAAACCTGGCACTGGTATGGCGCAGATGGCGCGCTTGCTGGCGGCGGCGCAGGGTAACCAACTGATGGCTGCGCAAATGGCCAAAGAGGGTGGCTACCCCTCCGATGTGCACATGGCGCTGAACGTGGTCACGGCGGGCGCGGGCGGGGTGTTGGTGCCTCAAAACTTCGCCACCGACATTATCGAATCCCTGCGCCCGGTATCGATCGTGCGCAAGATGGGGGTGACCAGTCTGCCGTTGAACAATGGCAACCTGACCATGCCGCGCATCACTGGCAACACAGTGGTCAGCTACATCGGTAGCGACACCGATATCCCGGTCACCAGCATGAAGTTTGCGGACACCAAGTTGTCAGCAAAGACGGCTGCTGCGATCGTCCCCATTTCCAACGATCTGTTGGCCATGAGCGGCGTCAATCCCCGGGTCGACAGCATCGTCGCGAATGATCTCACTACCAGCATGGGGCTTTCGGAGGACTTGCACTTCATCCGCGCAGACGGATCGGGTGTGTTGCCGAAAGGGCTGCGTCATTGGGCGCCGGCGTTCAACGTCCTTCCCGCGCCCCTGCTTGCCAACATCACCCTGGAAAAGATCGACCTGTTCTTGGGCGGCATGATGCTGCGCCTCGAGACCGCGAACGTCGTGATGAAGTCGTGCGGTTGGCTGATGGCTCCGCGTGTTCTGCGTTGGTTGCAATCCTTGCGTGATGGCAATGGCAACAAGGCATATCCGGAGATCGATCAGGGCATGCTGAAAGGCTATCCAGTCGGCCTGAGCAACCAGATTCCGGTGAACCTCGGCGCCGATGGCGATGAGACCGAAATTTACTTCGTCAACTTTGCCGACTGCATGATCGGCGAAGACATGAACCTCACCCTTGGTTTCAGCAATGAAGCTTCTTACAAGGATGCCGAGGGCAACATGGTCAGTGCCTTCCAGCGTAACCAGACACTGGTGCGAGTGATCGCTAAGCATGACTTTGGACCGCGCCACGTTGAAAGCATCGTGGTCGCGACTGCGGTGAAGTGGGGCGCAGGCATGTAAACCCTGGCCTTGCACACGCAGGGCCGCTTAGTTGGAAGGTGAGAGTTCATGGAAAAGCTGATTATCAAATTCATCGGCCCTTGGCGGGGCTACAGCAAAGACGAGATTGCGGGCTTCCCAGAGGACATTGCGCAGTCGCTGATCGATGCTGGTCGGGCGGAGCTGCAGGAAGCGAAAAAATCCGGCAAGGCCAGCACCACCAAACCCAAGACTACGCAGGCCGCGAAGGAACCCCTCCAGCCCGGCCCAGCTGTCGATCCGGCTGCAGGCGCTGATGGCGAGGTGGGGCCTGCTGCGCCTGGCCTGGATGACGACGAAGCCAAGCCCTGACCATGGCCCGCCGCATCGCCTACACGGGGGCGCCCGTGCTGACGTTAGAACAGGTGGCTTATCAGTGCAGGGCT